CTCCCATTGTCAAATATGACTGCGGAATCTTAAGAGCAGAAAACAATTTATCGCGAAGATACTTAATGTCATCAATCTGTGTGATATTGGATGCGCCTGCCAGTGATGTAATTTCTGTTGCAGAGCCAGCACGAACTGGGATAAAATAATCTTCTTCAATACTCATTGGATTATAACGAAGATCAACGCGGCCGGTACTAGCATCTACAACCGAATGACGTTTAAGTTGTGTGACAATCTTTTCCATATATTGTTCAACATCTTGCGGGGGAATTGCGCCGACATCAATCTTAAATACGCGTCGTTCAGACGAACGTACCACACGATATGCCATCATAGCATCTTCCATTAATGTTAATTGGCGCCAAATGCGTCTGGAAGCTTCCAAGATGGAAGAACCATACGGCGCATACTTATCGTTTCCTAAAATTCGAAAATGGCAAATCTGCCAGTTTTCAAATGTCATACCAGCGGAATTCCACTGATATTGAACGTAATTGGGGTTGGTTGAGTCTTTGCCTTCTAATCTTTCAATTTCTGCAGTCGGAAGAGCAATAACCGACTTAATACCGTATTTATCATCAATATCTAAATACAAGAAAAAGTCGCCATATTTGCACATTGTACGACTCCAACCAAATAAGTTATATTGAACGTTTAAGACTTGGTCAAACAAAATGGTAAGAACTGCTTTAATCTCTTCATTCGGGCATTTAATGTTTAACATTGGCCGTAATTCAGAATGCGTTGTCATCTCGTCTGCATAGATATCCATCGTAGATGCAATCTCAGGCATGTACTCCATTTGATCAAAATCTACATAGCGCTCTGATCTGCGTTGGTTCGCGATTGCATCGGTGGCAATAACATCTAAAGGGCTGTAAAGCGCTTTCTTAAACTGTTGTCCTGAAGCAGATTTAAATCTGGAACTGAATTTGTCCAGGTGTTGTCTTCTAATTCTACGACCGGACTGAGATCGATAATTAATAATTGGTCCGGAAAACAATCTTGTCAGAGCTTTAAAAAGTTCTGATTGTGCGTTTGCTGGGTTCTTTCCGCTTTTGTTAGGTGGCATTTATTTTCTCACTTAATAATCCATTTATATTGTTCATAAAGTTTCTCCGCTTCTGTCATTTTATCAAAGATGTTATCTTTTTTGTAGCCATGTTGTCCGCTTATCCTAGTATTAAAAATTGTCTTGGTTGTAACGATTGAATTCACAAACGCTTTTTGATAATTCAAATCGCGCGAGTTTGCTTGAAGCGCTGTATCTCTGACCCAGCAGGCAATTGCGAGTGCCATAATTAGATCGTCATTATAACTCTTCATTGCTTGTGGTTTGCCGTTCCTCCAAATAAAAGTCTTAAATTCATTAACTAGCCGTGTAGAATATATTTTAATTAGTTTGTTTCTTATAAACTCTTCTAATTTTGCAACGATAAGCGGCCGAGTTTTCATTGTTGTAGAAAAACCTGCAATTGCATTAGTTTTTATTTCCGCTTGATGTTGCTCAATATATTCATGTGTTGATTTAATTGAATAATAAAGATTCGGATATTGATATTCTATCAGTTTGTCTAAAACTGTGTATCCTATATTGTTGTTTTCTACAACGAGCATGCTATTTCCAAATTCTCTTCCAACTTGGTTTAACATATTAGCAAACATATCAGGCGTACATTTGCCCTGATACTCTCCGATTATTTCTAAAGTCTCAAGCTTAAGAATATGATATGTGGAAAAGTCAGATGCATCTCCGCGTGCAACATCAGCAACTGTTAAATAATTACAAGAGGGATCATATTCTTCCCAAATCCAAAAATTACGATCAAAACCTGTACGATATTTGGGCTCTCTGCACTGTGATAGTAGCCACTCCATATCGTCAGAATCAATTACAGTTTCGCCAGAAGTATTAAAGTTACACTCAAGTTCCTGTGCAATCTGACGTTTGGACATATTCTTAGTTTCTTTTTTATACCATTCTTCGTCTCTTTCTGGGTGTACATCCCATGGAAGAATTGTAAGATTAAAATTATTGGCTCCAGCTTCTGCATCAGTGCATGCTTTGTGGAACCAATTACCAACACCGTTTGGCGTTGACAGCGCAATACATCGACCACCAGTTGATAATGTGGGATATAGACCTGTCCATAATTCTTCTAATCCCTCAATATGAGCAGCCTCATCAAGAACCAAAAGGGACAAGGCTTCAGAACGACCAGCATCGCCAGATGTTGACGCTGCTTTAATAGAAGAGCCGTTAGAAAGTTCAAAAGAAGTTCTATTGTCTATATCAATAGTTGCGATCTTTAGCCAATCCGGAAGATTCTTCATAATGCTCTTTACTTTTTTAACAAGGTTTCCGGCCGTCGCAAACTTTGTGGCCATTACAAGAATAGCTTTATCACGATGGAACAACATCATCCAGACAATATAGCCGGCAGTAATCGTTGAAATGCCAAGCTGGCGTGCTTTTAAAATAACATTAAACCGATAATCGTTAAATTCTTTAAGAAGCTCATCTTGGAAATCATATGTATCAAATAAAATAAGCCCGTGTAACGGATGTGATATACGGGCGTAGGTTTTTAAGAAGTAAGACGGGTCTTTACCGCACTTCAATATTTCTTTTACTTTTTGTTTTTTGTCTAATTGAAAGCTCATGCATCATTGTTAGTTATTCTGGATTTGGAGATTTTCATTTGTTGTTCCTTTAAACTAAATATAGGCCTCTTTCGCCTTCGCCAGCGCCCACTCTAACAGTTGCCGGTACCAATTTAAATGAATCGCCGTCCGTAGTCATAAACTCACCTCCCTGCATTATTTGACGAAAATAAGATAGCGTCTCTTTAACCCCTCTTTCATCTAGTCCAAGTTCTGCAAGATATCTGGGTACCGAACTTTTAATACCTGATAGAGATAATGGATTATCTTCGCGGTCGTGGCGTCCGTCGCGTAATGCTTTAAAAACGGCTGTCGTTAAATGATCTAATCCGCCGGCGCTGCCCATCCTCGTCTCTCCTTGAGAAAATTCATTCAAAGTTTCCATCTTCTCGTCCATATAATAACGAGGATCAAAGCGTCTTGTATTTTTTCTTCTCATTTCTTTTCAACCTCCGAGCCTTTTTTGCGGGTATCATTATCGGGGCGCTTGCCTTTCCAACCACCTTGATTAAGAAAAGTTTTCCAACTCTCCTCTACGCGCTTTTCATCAGAATATTGTGGAACCGTTTCAGAATCTGCATTCTCAATAATATAAGTTTTAATAGCAGTTACCCAAGAACGAACACGAGAAGTGCTTTCAACACGCACATCCACTTCGCCTTCCTGTTTTAGGGAGACAGAGGTGCCTGTGATCTTCTTGCATTCTTTCTTCAGGAAAGATACAATGTCTGTTAGTCTTTGATCTATTTCGCCCTCAAAACCATTTGCATAAACTTCTTTAAGTTGAACTTCTGACTGATAACTCAAAATCATCTTATCGCCAAAGAATCGTACATTAAACCCATCCATAACTCTTTTGTCAAGAAGTGGGTTGCCTTCTTCCCGTTGAAGTCCAGCAGTTAATGGTTCTCCATCTTCTGTCAAAGCGCCATCATAAACGTTGGCTGCAGCCTGGGTTAAACCTTGAACAATTTCATAAACAGTCGCCATTATTAAATTTCCTCTTTTTTATTTGGCCGCCAACCATTAAGCCAGCGTTCCTCTCTTCCTTCGATATATTCTATATAGCATGTGCTACAACATTTAAACTTGATTAAGCAAACATCATCCGCTGCTTTTCTTATTGAAGAACTACAAACAGGACAATATTGTGCGGCATCTCTATTAAGTAGTTTTTTTGATACCTTTATCCCATTAACATCTACTTTTTCTTGAGACTCTTCGATGCGTTTAGCTTTCCTATAAAGCTCCTTCATCTGTTGAAGATATTCTTTTTCTTTGATCTCGTCCCAATTTCCTTTTGGGTTTTGAATTGCTTCTTCGCCATATTTCTCACTAATGGCTTTTTCGATACTAGCAATATAATTGGGATCCTTTTTCATCTCAATTGTCTATAGCAATCGCCAATGTGTCTGCCTCAAAATACATCATTCGATCCATTTCAATTCTCTCAAGAAGGTTCAAATATCTTTCTGTTGAATCGAAAACAATAGTTGATATCACACTTCCCCCGGCCGGCTTGGCCACACATATTGTCATAACCGGTTGATGGATTTCTTTCGAACCCATAATGGATACGAATCCTTGCATTTCTTCTGTCGGCACTCCAAATGGAATTGTAAGCATTAAGCGCCCACCCATTTCAAGTTGCTTCTCTAACACCGATTGTGGTGTTTCTTCCTTAACAGGGGCTGCAAATGTCATTATTTCTCCTATTCAATAAATTGTTTTGCTATAATAACTGTTGCGATTACACCGGACGCACTTCCAACACCAAACCACGCCCACTTATTCGGTGGAGATTGTTTCTTAATTGTTTCTTGTAGCTTGACGATCTCTACATCCTTCTGCTCGACAATCAGTTTGTATTCTTGATCTAACGCTTCATAACGAATATTAAAATTCTTTCTTTCTAAATCAAATTCCGTATTAGCGATATCTAAATTATACTCTACTTCTATATCACATTGTAGTTGCCAATTACTTTTTTCTGTCATAATGTTTGCAGTAGCTATCGGATCAAACAAAACACCCTCAAAGGGCGCTGGTTGTTCTTCTGCTAAAAGAGTAAATTTGCCATCATCAGCGTATGCTGTTGAAGAAATTAAAAATAAAGCCAATATTCTATTCAACATAATCAAACCCAAATATAGATTCTATTTCTTCAATTAATGAACGTGGGTCATCAACAAAGTCTTTGGTGAATTCTTTTTGCTTTTTTCTTTTTAATTCATCCAACTCTTCTTTGTCCATTTCATAACGCTTTTCAATGTCTGTAAGTTGCTCCTCATATTCTCGCAAAGCCTTTTCGCGTTCTTCTAATTCTTTTTTGTGAATTTCTTGAAGTCCTGCGATCTGATTCTGGAGACTTTCTTGAGTCGTTATATATGCGCTTTCAAGCTGTCTATAGTCATAACGCATTTTGCCTATCACTAACAATAGGCAAATTACGATTAAAACTTCTTTCCAATTCTTTTTAACAAACTGTAAAACTGTTGTTACATTCATTAGGCACCTTTAAGTTTGGCTATTGCATCGATAACACCTTGACCACCAAGATATAAACCGGAAATAATAACCCAGTCAGCGGACTCAAGATTTGCTGTAAGCATTAATCCTGTTGCCGTAACCCACACTAAA